GGCAAACCGCCTGACAACGTATGGCAGTGAGCCTTGGCGAGCCGGTGAACGTGCGAATGCTCCGCTCCTACGGACGCTATCGTGCCGGGCAGATTGTGCCCGTGACGGGCGGCCTGGCGAGGACGCTCGAGCTGACGCGGTACGCGGTTCGCGTCATTGCAGAGCCGGCGTTCGAGTTTGCTGTTGCGCCAGAGCCGGCAACTGAGCGAGCCGTGGCCCCGATTGCCAAGGCCAAGCGTGGGAGGCCCAAGCGTGCGTAACTGGGAACTCCCGGCCACAAGCGGACGGTATCGCAGCCTAACCGTTTCGACGGCGAGCGGCAGCGGGGATCGTCCTGTCACGGTTTCCGAAGCGAAGGAACACCTTCGCATTGTCGATTTCACTGGCGACGATACCTACATCGGCGCTCTCATCGACGCGGCTACGACGTGGTGCGAGGACTATTGCGACCGCACCTTTGCCGACAAGACGTACACCGTGGCGTTCGATGACTTCCAGGCTCTCCGCACTGAGCTACCGCGCCCGCCAGTGCGGCTGAACGGGACTGCCGCGAGCGCCACGGTGACTATCTCCTATGTCGATACCTCTGGATCAACACAAACTATGACGTGGGCGCAGTCTGGAACGCAACAGTTCCGCGTAGACCGCGACCACGTCCCTTGCCTTATCTATCCGCTGTACCTGCAGGATTGGCCGTCTGTGCGGCTAGACGACAAGAGCGTTCAGATTACCTACCTCGCTGGCTACGGCGGTTCGGCGAACGTGCCGACGCCGGCCAAACACGCCATCAAGATGTTGGTGGGCCACTGGTACGCGAGCCGCGAGGCGGTTGGCTCCGTTGGCCAGGACGTGCCGCTGGGTGTGGCGGCGTTGCTCGATCCCCTGAAGTGGAAGCAGTACGCATGACAATCGAAGGCCGGATTGCCATCGACGTTGGGTTCACGGACACGCACACCACGGAAGGCGTGAGTGCCGTGCAGCGGATCGCGTTGACGGAGACGGACTCGTATGCCAGCGGCAAGGTGGCTGTGCTCACCGGGACCATCACCACTGCAGGGACGACGTTTGGCTCGGCCACTGGCTACAGGGACGCATCTGGCAATACCGTCACGTTTGCTGAAATTGCCCGCGTGGCCTTCAAGGCCAGCCAAGATTCAACGTTAAGCGACGACGCTGGCTTTTTAAAGATTCGTTCCCGCACTGGGCGAGTCGCAGTAGCAGAGCTTCGCCTTGGCGGCGGCGAGGCTCTGACTCTTGCGCGAACGTCGTCACTCACTTGGACGGCCGGCACCGCCTCATACACCGTCGTCCTCTACGGCACCTGACCCATGCTCCGCTCAGGCACCATGGACCGTCTTGCCGTGTTCCAGACTCCCGCCGAGTCTGCCAACGCCATTGGCGAGCCGATTCTGACGTGGAACGACTTCGCTACGCGGTGGGTGGCCATCCTGCCGCTGAGCGGCAACGAGCAGATCACGGCTCTGGCGGCCGAAGGCAGCATCACGCACCGCATCCGGTTGCGGTACACGTCGGGGCTCAAGCCGAAGATGCGTTTTACCTGCGAAGGCCGCACGTTCGAGATCATGTCCGTGGTTGAGCGTGGCCGCCGCGAAGAGCATGAACTGATGGCGTCGGAGGTTGTGGACTGATGGCGAAGTTCGCAACCAGCGTGGAAGGCGTCGAGGAGATCCTGCGTGGCTTCACGCGGCTCTCTAAGGGCGTGCAGCGGAAGTACCTGGGCTCCAGCGTCCGCGAGGTGGTGAAGGCCGCGGTGCCGGAAGTGAAGGCGTTGACGCCGAAGGGGCCGACCGGGAATCTTCGCCGCTCGGTGGGGCTCAAGCTGGAGAAAAAGAAGACCACCACGGCGGTGGGAATCGTGGGCTATCGCAGCAACAGCAAGGCCAACCGCAAGAATACGGAGCTTGGCTTCCACGCCTTCTGGACAGAGCAGGGCACGAAGGACCGCTACCCGAAGAGCGGCACGGCCCTCAAGATTCCGATGAAGTACGCCAGAAAGTACGACTACCTAAAGGGCAAGGCTTCGCTGATTGGCGGCGACGACAGCGGGGCGGTCCTGTTTCGCAGCGTCCGCGGCTACACCGGCAGCGGCAAGTTCCAGCGGTGGGCCGAGCAGAATCTGCCCCGCATGAAAGAGCAGTTGGTGGGCAAGCTCGAAGCCAACCTCTCCAAGGCGATTGCCGAGGAAGAGCGTCGAATCATCCGCCGGAAGTACGGGAAGAAGTGATGCCGGCCGTCACCTACATCGACGAGACGGTGCGGCAGGTCATCGCGGCCGATGCCGAGATTGCGTCCATTGTGGGCTCGCGAATCTTCTCGACGCAGGCACCGCAGGGCACGGATTTGCCGTGCATCGTGTATGCCCAGGACAACGCCAGCCGCGGGCCGTTCATGCACATGGGTGGCATGACGGGAATCACCCGCGTGACGTACCAGATTTCGTGTCTCGGCGCCTCGCTCATGGACGTGCGAAACCTCTCTAGGGCGGTGCGACGAGTCCTACAATACAAGAGAGCTGCGGCTATCCGGCTCGCTGTCGTCAAGAGCGACGACGACACCACGGAGCCGCAGGGCGGCGGCGAGCAGCTGCCGATATACCGCACCGATTTGTCAGTCGAGATCACCTATCAGGAGCCGTAACAGATGGCCGTTGATATTGGGCAGGGCACGTTCGTCGGTTTTGGCACCGCGCTGCACACGGCGACGGGCTACAAGATCACTGGCGTCAACCACAGCGGCGTCTCGCGTGCCGTGGCCGACGCCACCCACATGCTGAGCTCCGCGAAAGAGTTCGTGGCGTCGAGCATCTACGACCCCGGCGAGCTCTCGGTGGAAGTGCTCTTCGATGCTGCCATCAAGCCGACTGCCGACCTGGCGAACGTCGCTACCAATCAGGTGGTGAGCGTGTATTGGGCCAGCGGTGGCACCACGACAACCCTTTGGAGTGCCTTCGGCTACGCCACGGGCTTTGAGGCGTCGGCTGCCATGGAAGACATGAACAGCGGCACGCTTACCATCAAGCTGAGCGGCACGCTGTAATAGAGACAGGAGGCGCGGATGGCTCTGACTCGTGACCAGATCAAGGCCAAGCGTGGCGTTCGCCAGCGTGTAGCCGTCGAGGTGGCAGAACTAGGCACCGTCTACGTGGCCAAGTTCTCAGCCAAGGACCGCGACCGCTTTGAGCAGATCGTGACCGGCGGCAAAGTGGGCGGCAACGTCAACCTCGAGAACGTCCGTGCCAGGTTTGTCACGCTCGTTTGCGTCAACGAAGACGGGACGAGGATGTTCGAGGATGCCGATTCCGAGTGGATTGGCGAGCTCGATACGGACATCGTTCAGGCCATCGTTGATGCCGGGTTCAAGCTCAACGGCATCGGCGTCAACGCAGTGGAGGAGGCGGCGGGAAAATAGAGCGCTCGCCGGTTCTCGCGTTCCTCTATCGGCTGGGCCTCAAAATCGGTGAGTGGAACGTCGAGGGGCCAGGCGGGCTGGCCGAGGTGATGCCGGTCGACCAACTCTACGGCTGGATGGGCTACTACCTACTCGAGCCGTGGGGCGACGAGTGGCTGAGAGATGCGGTGCAGATCGCCAACCAATACAACGCCAACCGCAAGAAAAACTCACCGGCCAAGAAGGCCGAAGACATCATGCCAGTGCCTAAGAGGGCACAAACGCCAGAACAAATCTTGAACGTGCTGCACGCGATACCGCGGAAGTGACATGGCCAACAACTTCGGCAGGGTAAACGTCAGCGTTACGGCCAGCACGGGCGGGCTTACCGCGGGGCTCGCGTCTGCCGGCAAGCAGCTGACGGGCTTTCAGCAGGCTGCGTCTTCGTCTGGCGACACGTTCGCGTCTTTGACTCAGGCCGGCGATGACGCGGGCGTTGTCTTTAGCGACGTGTCTGGTCTCTTCGGCACGTTTGGCTCGTCCATGCTTGCCATGGCGAAGAATGCCGGCATCGCCACGTTCGGCGTTCAAGTGCTGACGGCCGCGGTCAAGACTCTGCTGATTCCGCTGGCTGTGATTGGTGCCGTCACTGCACCGTTCCGGGCCATCGCTGACGCGGCCGGCAGGCTGGATGATGCAGGCAAATCGGCCGAGCGGCTTGGGCTGTCTATTGGCATGTTTCAGACGCTGTCGGCTGTAGCCGACGAGGTTGGTCTTAGCGTCTCCACGATGTCATCCGTGCTGACGAAAATGCAGATGACGCTGGTGAAGGCCGGAGAAGGTGCAAAGCCTGCTGTGGATGCGTTGCAGGCGATTGGCCTAAACGCTGCTGCGTTGCAGGGAATGTCTACCGCCCAGCAGTTCGAGGCGATTTCTGCCGCCATCATGGGCATCCCAGATCCGGCCCAGCGGACTGCCGCTGCGGTTGCCATCTTTGGGAAGAACGCCGCGCAGGCCATGGCGTTCATCAAAGAAGGTGCGAACGGTGCCATTGCCGAGATGGAGAAGCTCAACAGCATCTTCGGCGTGGACATCACCGAAGTGCAGCGGCAGGGCATCAACCAGATGAACGATGCCCTGGGGCGGCTCGCTATCCCAGTGACTGGCTTCATCAACCAACTGACTGCCGGAATCGCGCCCGCCATCACGACGGTTGCGACGATGGTGCTGGACTTCCTGAAGGGCAACGCGGACGGATGGGGCTTGGCTGAAACGATGGCCCAAGGATTCACGGCGGCGCTTCGGTACGTTTCCGCTGCGGTAACGACCATCTACGGCATGTTCCAGTTGCTTTGGGGCATTCTCGCTACCGGCGAGTCTCTACTGCAAAGGCACCTAGTTGCCCCGATGTTTCGGTTCTTGGCTGACTGGTCTGGGGCCATTGGGGCATTCATCACCAAGCTTGAAAACGGCTTTCGCCAAGTTCTGCAGGTGCTGACGTACCCAATCCAAGAGCTCCTGAAACTGCTAGGCACGGCTCTCGACAAGATTGGCCAGAGCGGATTGGCCGACCAGTTGCGTGGCACTGCTAACAGCATGGCAACGTTGGCGAGCCGCGATTCGGGCGCAGGCGCTGGCGTGGCCAACTCTGCGGACTGGGCTAGGAAGATGGCCGATGCCGCCGACCAGGCCGCTGGCGACTTGGCCCAGCAGGCCGCTCAGTCCATTCAAGACGGACTCAACAACATTGAGAACCCGTTCAAGGCGTGGGACGAGACGATGCTGCAAGTAATGAACAAAGCCCGCGAAGAGGCCGCTGCTGTCGAAGACGCACTGAAAAGCGGCGGCGAAAAGGCTAGCCAGGCAATCGCCGCGTCGAGCAAGGAACTCAAGGCCATCGTTGTTGGAACGTCCGAGGGCGAGGCGTTCCGCAACGCTCTTGCTCGCGGCGCAGATCCGCGGCTTGACGGCAAGGAAGACGCGAAGCGGGCCGCTGACGCTGGCGAGCGCACGGCCGACGAAATCGAAGGGCTTCGGGAAGACCTTGCCATGAACTTCGGCCTTGCGGCCATTCAGGTGTAGCCATGGGAATCCTTGACGTTCGACGCATTCGCAAGGTCGCTCTCACGGAGACGCGATCCGCAACTGGCGTGCGGTCGTACGCCGGCAGCGAAGAACTGCTCGTCATCTTGGACGACCCGTTGACGACGTTTGAGGAAATTGCCAACTCATCGGCCGCCTGGCCCAACATAGGCGGCGTCATTCCGCAACTAGGGTCAGTTACCCTCTATTCGGGCACGCTACTCAACGTCACGTCGCGGAAGTTCTCGTATCCAGACGAGGATAACGACCGCATCATCGGGCTGACGATCAACTACGAAAGCCGCGAGCAAGAAGACGAGGACAACGAAGAGCCCAAGCCACCAGACTCATTCTTGAATATGTCGGTGAGCTCGGTTGTCTCTACGATTCCGGCTAGCGGCTGGTACAAGCGGGACTTGGTTCCTCAGTATGACGAAAGCGAGGAGGGCTACCCGGCACTCAACTCTGCCGACGATCCGGTTGACGGGCTGACGGAAGAGGTGTCGATGGTGAAGTTCTCCTACACCAACACCATCTGCGCCGACCCGAACTTTGAAGCTTTGCTCTCGTACGCAAACACCTGCAACGATGGCACTTTTCTTGGTGGCCCAGACTACACGGTAAAGTTCAACGGCTACTCCGCTGAGTACGATCAAAAAAACGGCAGCTGGAGTGTCAGCGTCGAGTTTCTCTACAACCCGAAAGGCTGGTTCATTGAATACTACGACGTGGGCTACAACAAAAAGGAAGGCGTCTTTGACCGCGTCGCCATTACGGACAAGGTTGGCAACCCAGTTAGTAAGCCTGTAGCGCTCAACGACGACGGCACTGAAAAGGCCGTAGGCGTGGCCCCCAGCAAGCGCAAGCTCTACCCGTACAAGGTCGCCAAGTTCGACGACATCTTTTCAGACTGCAATATCTAGGAGCCGACGATGGCCAATGAAATCAGTGCTTCGCTAAATCTTTCCGTGTCCAATGGCGCGTACAGCGACCGCTTCTCTGCCGCTAACGTCAAGGCCGACCAATCCGCCCAACTCGGTGCCGCCGGCGTCGTCACTGTCGGCACCTCCGTGCAGACGCTGTCCATCGCCCCGGTTACTTCCGCCGGCTTCGCCGCGTTCCGCAACCTCAACACGCAGACGAGCGGCACGCACTACATCAGCCTTGGTGCCTACGTTGGCACGAACCTCCACGAGTTCTGCCGTCTCGAGCGTAACGCCGCGGCCGTGGTGCCGCTTGCCCCGTCCATCACAATCGGGCTCTCTGCCACGACGAGCACGGCCTACACCCAGGCGGCTCGGCTCCAGTACCTCGTTCTCTCTCGCTAATGGCCAACGCCTACGGCTTCTCAGCAGACGATGCGAAGCGAATCGGCCGCGCCGTCCGCGTAGTCGAGCGGCTGCCGCCACAGTTGCAGAACACCGGACCGTCAACGCCGGAAGTCTCTCGTGGCGTGCGGCTGCTCCTGGCGAAGCACGAAGGCTCGGGCGGCTGGGCCGTCAATGCGTCGGCCGTGGTGACGATCCACAACGGCACGCCTGGCACGCTGGCGAGTGCGTCCACCATCGTGGCGTACAACCAGTTCCTGACGATCCCGAGCGGCACGGCGTGTACGACGCGGTGGGTGGCGTTGGGGCATAACGGGTTCGGGTGGTACGCCGTGGCACGGGAGCCGGCGTGTACCAGCACATGCTCCATGAGCGTGGCGGGCATCGACTTCGCGGCGTTGCCTGGCTACGACGGGACGAAGATTCAGTTGCTCGGCCACAACAAGGGGCAAACGGCAACCGCGGCCACGGATTCGTACTGCTCCAACTCCGCGTCGCTCCGCTGGTACGACATCACCACTTGCTCGACGGCTGCATGACGCTCATAGCGTGGAAAGACGGGCCGATTCTCAAGAACGGTGCCATTGGCACTGAGCAAGAGTGCTGCTGCGGCGACGGCCCGCCGCCACTTATCCCCTGCGCCACCTGCTCCACGCTCACCACCGATTGCGAGGTGGTGGACACGGGCGGGCTTCCCCCTGGCGAATGCTCTGGCTCGCAAAGCATCGACACCGGCTGCGGGTGCGTGTTCTACATCCAATCATGCGGCAGCCAAGGGTTCCGCGAGATTGTTCCCGAGGCGTACCACGACTGCTCCTGTGCGTCCGTCACGTCGATCTGCCAGCGATACGTGACCAACGGCGTTTCAAGCGGCAACGGCAACTGCTCATGTCAGGCGTCTTGGACTTACGAAAAGTACCGAGATTTCATGTTTGTCTTCAACCCGGAGACGTGTCAGTGGGAGTACCTTCTTGAGTACGGCGGCCAAACGATTTCCAGCAGCGGCGGCGAGACGCCGGAGTGCCCCAGCCCCGAGCCTGTTTATTGCGAGCCCGACGATTGTTCGCTGGTGACGTTCCTGGGTTGCGAGTGCAACGAGTTCCCATGATTCGCGGACGCCGTTCATCCTTTGAGGCTCGGTGCCGCGAGCGTGGCTACTCGCTCGACGATGTGCGGCCATGCATCGTGGCGGAAGATGGCGACATCATCACCGTTGACGAGACGCACCCGGCGTATCCGCGGCCCAAGCCCGGCCTAGGCGACATGGTGGCCGCGGGCCTATCCGCCATCGGCATCACCAAGGAGCGAGTCTCTGCCGTCGTGGGCGGCGACTGCGGCTGTGCCAAGCGGCAGGAAGCCTTGAACGCTCTGGGCCGCCGCGTCGGTATCGGTTGACGCCCCCGCTACGGTGGTGTGCGAAAGGGCGAGCCGTGGCAGAGGATCACCACGTCACGATAGACGGCAAGCGTTGGCTGCTTCGCTTCACCAAACTCAAGGGTGACGCCGCGGGCTGGACGTTCTTTGACAACGCGAGCAAGCCCCGCATCCTGATTGACGAAAAGCTCCGTGGCGGGGCGCGGCTCGAGACGATCCTGCACGAGCTGCTCCACGCGAGTCTCGGGCCAAACATCAGCGAAGAGGCGATTACCGAGGCCGCGAAGGTGCAGCGGCGGGTGTTGACGATGCTCGGCTATAAGGAGGTGCCAGATGGCGGGTGACGTTATCACCGATATGGCCCGGCGGCTCTGTAAGCGTCACCCAGACGCCCCGGCGAGGACGCTGGCCCGCCGCCTAGTGAAAGACTCCAAGGGGGCCATCACCATTGACCAGGCACGCAAGCGGATCGCTCGCCAGTTCGGCGTCCACGGCGTGAAGGCACGCAAAGAAGTGAAGCCCGCTGCACCTCGCCAGCCACGCCAAGCCGGCGAGCAACGCGCGATGCCAAAGAGTATGGCCGAAGCATGGACGCCGCATGTCATGGACGTGCTCGGGCCTGTCGGCATCATCAGTGACGTGCATGTGCCGTATCACTCCGAGATTGCCGTGGCCGCTGCCATTGGCTACCTCAAAGAACAGGATCTGTCTGGCCTGCTGCTGAACGGCGATATCGCGGACTTCTACGCCATCTCGCGATACATGAAAGACCCAGCACAGCGGGACTTTAAGGGCGAGCTCGACGCCGTGCGGACGTTCATTGAATGGGTTCGCCACGAGTTCCCAGAGATCCCCATCGTGATGAAGGCCGGGAATCACGAGGAGCGGTGGACGCACTGGCTCTGGCAACACGCCGCAGAAATCAGCGACGACCCGCGAATGAGCCTGGGGGCGTGGCTAGACTTGGACAAGCACAACGTGACGCTTGTGGAAGACCAGCGGCCCGTGATGCTCGGCAAGCTGCCCGTGCTGCATGGTCACGAACTTCCTCGAGGAATGGCCGCTCCGGTGAACGTCGCTCGAGGCGTGTTCTTGCGGACGGGTTCCAGTGGGCTAGTGGGCCATTCCCACCGCACCAGCAACCACGCCGA